GTTCGGTTCCTCACGCGAAGACCAGGCCGCCGTTCTGGGCTTCGCGGACCAGCTTGTCGGTGTTCTTGGCGATCTGTTCGCTGGCCCGGGCGGTGCGCTCGGCCAGGCTGTCGGAGCCGAGGCCCGCGACGGCGAAGGCACTGAAGGTGCCCTTGACGTCGGTCTTGGCCTCGGCCTCGTCCAACCCTTCGAGGTCAAATTCGGGGCGACGCCGCAGAGGCTCCTCACGCTCCATCGCCGCCATCTGGCGTTCCAGCTCCATCTGTTCCCGCTGAGCGGCCAGCTCGGCGGCGCGCTGTTCCAGCGCCCGCTGGGCAGCGGCGACACGCTCCTGGTCGGCGGCGTTGGCCGCCTCCAGCTCCCGCTGCCGCTGACGGCGCTCTTCTTCCTGCATCTGGTTCAGCGCTTCCTCGCGCTGCCGGCCGGCCTCCCGCGCCTGCTCGACACGCGGTGCCCGTTCCCGCACTCTTCGGTCAAGCCGCGCGCGGGCCTCGCGGTTCTGCTCTTCCACCTCGCGGTTGATCGCCTCGACCTCGCGCTGGGCGGCTTCACGATTGAAGAGGTTCCGGACACGGGCCCAGGCGCGGCGGAAGAAGGCCACGAACTCGTTGAAGGCGACGGTCAGTCCGTAGACGAACCAGTCCCAGCCGTCGGCCAAAGCGTTGACCACGGTCCAGAAGGCGACCTCGATGCTGGTCCAGGCGGTGTTGAAGGCGCGGGCCACGGCGTAGACGGCGCTCCAAAACAGCTCGACGAAGAACGATTTGAAGTTCCGCCAAGCTCTGGTGATCGCAGCGATGCCGGTCTCCCAGACGACGTGGATGCCGAGCCAGGCGACTTCCATCGCCCCAGCCAGGTCGCCGGCGGCAATGGCATCCTGGATGCTCTGCCAGGTGGTGCTGGCCACGCCGAGCAGTTGATGGAACCCCTGGCCCAGCGCGTCCAAGGCCATCTTTCCTTCGTCGGTGGCGAACAGGACGGCGGCCGCGATGCCGCCCACGGCGGCGACGACCAGGCCGATGGGGGACAGCAAGAAGGCGATGGCTCCGCCCAATAGGCTGACGGCGGTCGTGGCCGCGGAAAGAGCGAACGTGACCAGGCCAATCGCCGAGCCGATGGCCGAAAGGAGCGGGCCGAGGACCAGGAGGGTTGCACCGACACCGACGATGCCAGCCACGACCGCGCCGATGATGCGGATCAGCGCGCGGTTTTCCTGGAGCCACCCGCCGATGAGGGTTACCACCCGGGTGATCCACTGAGCCACTTGCTGGATGGCTGGGGCCAGGGCTGCTCCGACGGAGAACGCGGCCTGTTTGAGCGCCTTCCACAGAGCATCCAAGGCATCGCCGAAGGCCTCCGCCGCTGCGGCATCTTCGGTCCTCATGGTCAGGCCTAAACGATCCGCCTCGTCGCGTAGCTCGCGGATACCTTCGGCTCCCGAGGAGAGCAACGGTAACAGGTTGGCCCCCGTCCGGCCGAAGATCTCCATCGCCAGCGTGGCCCGGTGGGCCGGGTTCTGAATCCGCGACAGGCGATCGGCAATCAGCTCGAATTGCTGGTCGGGCGAGAGGCCGGTCAAATCGGCAATGGTCAGGCCCAGTCGGCCCAGGCTCCGCTGCGCCTGAGCGGACCCGCGGGCAGCCTCGATGATGTTGCGGCTCATCGTGCGGAGGGCTTTTTCCAGGTCGTCCGTACTAGCGCCCGATTGCTCGGCGGCATAGCGGAGCTGGGAGAGGGCTTCCACCGCCACGCCCGTGCGGTCCGACAGGTCTTTCATGTCGCCGCCCAGGTCGCTGAACAGCTTCACCGCTCCGAATAGCGGGGCCGCCAGCGTCACCCCCAAGCCGGTCAGTTTTGCTCCCAGCGCCGTGACAGCCGCGCCAAACGCCTTCAGCTTGGCCACTGTGACATTGAGGCCCTTGACGAGCCGGCTGTCCTTGACGAACAGCTCAACATAGGCGGCGCCGGCGCGAATCCCTGAAGCGGTGGCCATCGTCACCTCCGGTCCACGAACACCCGCTTGAGCACGTCAATGGATGCCTTCCGCACCGGCAGCTCGCGCTGGCGCAGGTACGGGTTGAAGTCCGCCGGCTTGTAGGGCGTCGGCTTCTTGCGCGGGTCGCGATGGCAATTCGCCAGGAGTGCCAGCACCGCCGACGTGTGGGACCAGCGTTCCCGGCAACGGGCCTCGGCCATCAAGACGAGTTCCCGGAGGGTGAAAGGTCCGGGGTCAATGCCGAGGAGGCCGGCGCAATGCCAAAGGAGCGCAAGAGCCTGTTCGCTTCGCGGTCGGCGTCGAACGTCTCCAGCACCTGTTCCGCCCGGTCCAGCATCCGCTTGCGGACCTTCGTGGCCTCTGCAATGATCGTCCGCAGGCTCTGCCGCACCTTCGGATCGGGGAAAAAATCGATCAATTCCTCCACGAAGGCGTCCATCGCCTGGTGCAGCGCATCGCCGAACATGGTCCGCCCGAAGTCCTCGTCGCTGACGTGCCGAGCGTTCGCTTCGTCCTGGCAGAGGACGTAGAGGACATCGACCAGTCGGACCGGATCACCGAGCAACTCGCCCAGGCTCTTGAAGCCATCGTCCACCAGCTTGTACAGATCGACGTTGAGCAGGCCCCGGACGCGTTTGATCGCCGCCACGTGGATAGCGATGGTCCAGACACGCCCGGCGTTGTCGGTGAAGGTGTGCATGGGTGGTCGCTCCTTAACGGGCCACGCGGATCGGGATGGGCAGCGGTTGCCAATCTTCGGCGAAGTCGATGGGCCACGACCGCAGCGGGATCGGCACGGGCTCCCACCCTATGTCGGCATCCGCTCGAGGACGGGTGCGGCGGATCACTTCCGTGGCAGCGCCCCACATCCATGCCTTGCGGGCCATGTCGCTGGTGCAGCAAACGACCGACACCAGTTCGTTGGTGTCGGCCCGGAAGATGCCGCCGCCGGAGTCGCCCGACGACACGCTCAACCTCATGCGCAGTTGACCGTTGGCGTCTTCACCCGACTCGACCTCGCCCTCTTCGCGATTGCCCGGCTGATCCACGCCGTAGCCCCTGTGCCAGATCGCCGTGCCCGGCTTGGGATTCTCGCGCGCGATCACGGCGTAGGGCAGGTCCGCGACTTGCTCCTCGGTCACGCACCACGCCACGTCGGGCGTCTTGTGGTGGGCCACGACTCGAATCCCCAGCGTCCGGCCGTCCTTGAGCATAAGGCTGCCCCGCTGGCCGACGCCGGTCACGCAGTGCGCGGCGGTCAGCACGTCCCAACGACCGTCGGGGCGACGGGGACCGATGATGGTGGCCGTGCAGCCGGCGTTGCCGAAGCGGATGCGGCCCAGGGCATTCACCGGGTCGAGCTTGCCATCGCCTGGCGGCTTGGGTGGCGCTGGCGTGCAGGACTCGATAGTCACGCTAACACGGGCTTCCTCGACCGAGAGGTTGCCGTCGGTGTTGCTGATGACGAGCAATTCCACCTCGTAGGTGCCGGGGTGGGCGGCAAACTCCAATAGGCCGCGTGGCGAGGAAGCCCGCTGCACGCCCTGCGAGGGGTAGACGCGCCACAAGAGCGCGGCCTTGGGATCGACGTTCTCGGCACGCAGCCGGACCAGGGAGTGCGGCTTGTACTTCGTCTCGCCGACGATGCGGAGCGGCTCGGCGTTCGCGGCCAGCGGCACCAGGGCGAACAGAACCACGGCGAACAGGAAACGCATATCCACTCCTCGGGGATGGTTCAGGGGACGACGATCCAACTGGGCGGGTTGACGGAGTAGGTGGGCTTGACGGTGACGCTGACCGTGATCGCTTCTTCCAGGGCCTCGTTACGGCTGAAACTGGTGACCATGCAGGTCGCCCGCAGGCCTTGTGAGCCGGACGTGGTGATGTCGCCGTCCATGACCGCGAACTCGATAGCGCCGCGGTTGAGGAACGCATCGCGGATGGCGGCGAAGTCGTCGTCAGCCGTGTCCCAGACCATCTCGAACTCGATGGAGCCGTCCTTGAGCGTAGCGACCGTGGCCCGCCAGCCGGCGTTGCCGCGCGTGGTCACGTCGGCCTCGCCGCGGCTGGGATCTTCGCTCACCTCCCCATTGTGCAAAAATGAGTTGCACGGTTGCGGCGCATGAGCAGTCGTGGTACACTTCGGTTCACATGGTCCGTGACTCTTGGCCCGGGAGGCTCGCCATGGCGTCGCTCACGTCCGTCGCCGAACCTCTCCTCCCCGCTGTCCCCGGCTACCAACTCGTTGACGAAATCGGCCGCGGCGGCATGGGCGTGGTCTATCGCGCCCGGGATCTGCGGCTCAACCGCGAGGTGGCCATTAAATCACTCAACCCCAAGTATGCCGCCGATTCCGCCGTCGCCACGCGCTTCCAGGCCGAGGCGCAGTTGACCGGGCAGTTGCAGCATCCCGGGATTCCAGCCGTACACGAACTAGGCACGCTGCCCGACAACCGGCCGTTCTTGGCGATGAAGTTGGTCAAGGGCCGAACCTTGCAGGAGCTGCTGAAGGAGCGCGACGATCTCCCCTCTCCCTCGGGGAGAGGGGCTGGGGGTGAGGGTGCGGAGCGCGGCCGCTTTATCGCCATCTTCGAGCAAATCTGTCACGCCGTCGGCTATGTCCATGCCCACCACGTCATCCACCGCGACCTGAAGCCGTCGAACGTCATGGTCGGGGCCTTTGGCGAGGTGCAGGTGATGGACTGGGGCCTGGCCAAGGTGATTGATCCAAACCGGAAGACTGAGCGGCCGGCGGAGGAAGAGGACGATCCGGAGGCCACTGCCGCCTTCGTCACGGCGATTGACACGCCGGAGCGTGGCGGTTCGGCGACGCGGACCGGTAGTGTGCTGGGGACACCGGCGTACATGGCACCGGAGCAGGCGGCGGGGCAGATTCGCCGGCTCGACGCCCGCTCGGACGTGTTCGGGCTGGGGGCGATTCTGTGCCAGATTCTCACCGGCCATCCCCCTTATGAGGGCACGGACGACAATGAACGGCGCGTCAAGGCGGTGCGTGGCGAGCTGGGGGAGGCGTTCGCGCGGTTGGAGGCCTGTGGCGCGGAGCCGGAGCTGGTCGCCCTGTGCAAGCGCTGTCTGGCGTTCCGGCAGGAGGACCGGCCGAGGGACGGCAACGCGGTGGCGGCGGAGGTGGCGGCGATCCGGCAGGCGGCCGAAGAGCGGGCTAGGCGAGCGGAGCTGGAGCGGACCAGGGCCGAGGTGGCGGCGGCGGAGCAGGCGAAGCGTCGGCGGCTGGTGCAGTGGGCCGGCGGGCTGATTGCCGCGGTGCTGCTCTTGGGCCTGGGCATCAGCCTATGGCAGATGAACCGGGCCATCACCGCGGAAGCGGCCGCTAGGGAGGAGCGCGACGCCAAAGCGAAGGCGCTCGAGGCAGAGACCATTGCCCGGCAAAGGGCGATGACGGCCCTGCGGACGTTGACCGACGACATCGTCGAGAACCAAATGGCCCGAGCGGAAACCCTGACCGAAGAAAACAAGGCGTTCTTGAAGAAGATCATCGAGCACTTCGAGGGTTTCGCGGCGATCACGGCCAATGACGCCGAGAGCCGGGCCATCCGCGCCGAGGGTCACGCTCGGGTCGGCTTAATGCGGTATCGGCTGGGCGACTTGAAGGAAGCGGAGGCGGCCTACACCGCCGCCCTGGACATCCACAAGCAACTGGCGGACGAGTTCCCCACCCGACCCGAATTCCGCCAGGCGCTGGCCCGAAGCCACAACAACCTGGGCGTACTGCTGGCCGACACGGGCCGGCTGAAGGAGGCGGAGGCGGCCTACACCGCCGCACGGGACATCCAGAAGCAACTGGCGGACGAGTTCCCCACCCGACCCGACTTCCGCCAGGAGCTGGCCCAAAGCCACAACAACCTGGGCGTGCTGCTGCGTGCCACGGGCCGGCTGAAGGAGGCGGAGGCGGCTTACCGCGACGCCCTTGACCTCCGCAAGCAACTGGCGGCCGAGTTCCCCACCCGACCCGACTTCCGCCAGGAGCTGGCCCAAAGCCACAACAACCTGGGCGTGCTGCTGGACGCCACGGGCCGGCTGAAGGAGGCGGAGGCGGCCTACACCGCCGCCTTGGACATCCGCAAGCAACTGGCGGCCGAGTTCCCCACCCGACCCGAATTCCGCCAGGAGCTGGCCATAAGCCACAACAACCTGGGCGTGCTGCTGCGCGCCACGGGCCGGCTGAAGGAGGCGGAGGCGGCTTACCGCGACGCCCTTGACCTCCGCAAGCAACTGGTGGACGAGTTCCCCACCCGACCCGACTTCCGCCAGGAGCTGGCCATAAGCCACAACAACCTGGGCAATCTGCTGCGTGAGACGGGCCGGCTGAAGGAGGCGGAGGCGGCCTACACCGCCGCACGGGACATCCAGAAGCAACTGGCGGCCGAGTTCCCCACCCGACCCGACTTCCGCCAGGAGCTGGCCCAAAGCCACAACAACCTGGGCGTGCTGCTGGACGCCACGGGCCGGCTGAAGGAGGCGGAGGCGGCCTACACCGCCGCCTTGGACATCCGCAAGCAACTGGCGGCCGAGTTCCCCACGAACCTCGATCTGCGGAACGAGCTTGCCGGCACCTGCGTCAACCTGGCGCTTCTGTGCAACCAGCGCCGCGAGTTCAAGGCGGCGAAGCAGCACCTCGCCGAAGGAGAGCCGCACCATCAGGCGGCCCTTGAGGCCAATTCGCGTAACCCCACCTACCGGCAGTTTTATCGCAATCACCTGTGGGCCTTGACGGAGGCCCACGCGGGACTGGGCGAGCAAGCCGACGCCCTGAAGGCAGCCCAGCGCGTGCGCGACCTCGGCTGGGACCCGCCGAAAAACGCCTACGACGCGGCCTGCGGGCTGGCTTTGTGCATTCCCATCGTGGCAAAGGACGAGCAGCTCGACGCGGACAAGCGCAAGGCGGCGGTGCAGTTCTACGGCGACCAGGCGATGAAGCTGCTCCGCGAGGCGGTCGAGAAGGGATTCAAGAACGTGGAGCACATGAAGAAGGACACCGACCTGGACCCGCTGCGCGAGCGTGAGGATTTCCAGAAACTACTGGCGGAGCTGCCGCAACCGGCCGCCCGGCTGCTGGACATGGTCCACGACGTGGGCGCGGGTCTCAAGCTCAGCGGGCAACTGAATCGCAACACCGGCACGCTCATCTATCAAGTACGCCTGGAGAAAGACGTGGAGTACGTCATCGGCCTGACCAGCCCTGATCCGAAGGCGCTCGACCCGTACCTGCTTGTCAGCGATGACAAGAACAAGCAGCTAGCCGAGGATGCCGATTCCGGCGGCAACCAGAACGCGCGGCTGGTGTTCCGGGCGCCGGCGGACGGCGTCTACCGCCTCCATGCCACCTCGTACAACCAGGGCCAGGGCGACTTTACCCTCACCGTCCGCCGCAAGGAATGAAGTTGCAATTTGCTCCGGGGCGGTCCTTCAGCACGTGGTATTCGACCGGATTGCCAGCGGCGTCGAAAACGATCCCGTCGACGGCGTTCGCATTGAGCGTGGCCAGTTCCGGCGTCGCCACCTGGTCGGCTTCGATCTGGTCGGGCAGCGGGTGCTGCTCCACGCTCCCCGCGTCGCCGGAGGCCTTGGCCGGCCCTTCGGCGTTCTTGCGGATTTCAGCTTCGAGGTCGTCGGGCATGTCGGGTCTCGGTCGAAGCGATAGTCACGCGGTGTCGGCAGCGTGGACCTGGCTGCTTATTGGTGACGTATGCCGCTCGCGAAGGAGATGTCCGCCCAGACACTCACCGGAGAGGAAATTCTGCTACCGCTAGCGATCCGGCCGGGCGGGAGCCGGCGTGGCCTCGAAGGTGACGATCTTCCGGCCGCAGTGGCGACAGGTCTTCCGTCGGCGGATGCGGCCGTCGCGCAAGGGTTCGGTGTGCGTCGTTTTGAAATGCCGGCAGCCGCACCGCGGACACACCAAGCCCCGCTCGTTCCGCCGGGTCGAGGTCATCGCCGTTTCCTCCGCTGCCATGCGGCGAAGCTGACGCGCTCGCGCTTGGTAAGGGCCTGGCCGTCCGTGCCCGGCAGGACCACGCCCTGGAGCGAGGCGGCCACGGCGCAGCCGACGAGACCATCGAACCAGTGGTTGTCCCCCCGCTCGGGACGCGGCTTCCACTCATCGACCGTGCGGCCCCGGCCCTCGGTCTTGACGCGGTACTCGGCGGTCAGATGCTCGGCAAACAGGCGGTGCTGCTCCGGCCGATCGCCAAACAGCGACAGACACCCCCGGTCGCCCAACGCCACGGCAAGCCTGGCGTAGATGAACGACTTCCAGTAGTTGGTGTCGTACACCACGTGCCGCACCGCTCGCTTGCCCTGCACGTTGGGCATCCGCCAGTTCAAGCCGACGCGATCCCCCGGCCGCCGCTTGTACTCGCTGAACGGCTGGCTGGAAGCACCGACAAATCGCCCGTGGCTGGGCAGCACAATCCCGGCATACGCTGATTGCCGGCAGAATTGGTAGACGACATCCGTCGACGACCCCCAATTGGCGTCGATCAGGCAGCGCTCGATTCGCAACAGCGCCCCATCATCCCGTCGCCACTCGCGGCCCAGGTAGTCCTGGGTCAGCGCTTCCAGCCCCGCGTAGATCGCTCCCTCCAGGCCGCCGGCCTTGGTCACCGCCGCCAGCGTGGGCCGGGCGTCGCGCAGCGTGAAGTACGGCCGCTTCTGGTCGGGGTAGGTGCCATAGTCGAGGACGTAGCCGGTGAAGTCCTCCTCCCAGGCACAGACGACGAAGAACAGCAGATGGGCCTGCACGTCGATGAACATGGTGACGTGGTTGCAACCGATGGGCACTTCGCCGCGCTGCATGCGGTTGAGTTTGCTCGCGATCTGGTCGGCGGTCAGTTCGTCCGGCTCGACGGTCTCCTCAGGTAACGGCTCATTCTGGTACTCAGCAAAGAACGCCGCCTCGTCCTGGAGCTTCAAGTTCATCGCATGCTGGATGGCCGACAGTTCGTCGGGGTTAAAGCGCTCCGGCCAGGCGACGACGGCGCCGGCATCCATCTCAGCCCGATGCTGCCGATAGAACTCGGTCGCCTCCTCGCCATGCCCGCCACGGCGGAAACTCTCGGCCCGGATTTCCGCATAGCGTTGCCACAGCTTCTCGTGGGTGGGGAAAGCGTAGATCATCTTGGTCCGCTCGCCGTTCCATTCCGGGTGCTTGTCGCGACTCAAGATGTTGTCGGCCATGTCGCCGGGGCGAATCACCGTGCAGGGCATGATGCCGCTGATCTTCTTGCCGGGACCGGCCAGGCCCAGTACCGCCCCGGCCAGGATGCTCTCGCGGGTGGCGCACTGGGACAGGCTGCGGGCACTCTCGTCGGTTTGCGGATCGTCGATGACCACCAGCGTCGGCCGCACCGTCTGACCGTCGGCCCGCTTGTACTTCATGCCGCGAATGCGCCCGGTGATCCCCGCCACCTTGATGATCGCCCCGCTGGCCTTGCTGCCGGGAATGGTCGGCAGGACGATCTCGCGGGCGGTCCAGCCGATGTGCGTGCGCTGGCCCTGGTACAGCTGCCCGGCACAGCGGTTGGCGATGCCGTCGAGGCACTGGATCGGGTAGACGACCTCGGGGAAATCTTCCAACAACAGGTCATTGCCGTCGAGTTCCATCTTGATGGAATCGAGCATATCCATTGCATGGCCTTCGTCCGAGCCGATGAGGCAAACGAACTCGCGGTGGCCGTAGAGCACCGCCCAGATGCCGGCGCACTCGCAGAGGGTGGTCTTGCCGCTGCCGCGTGGCATGGCCATCGCAAACAGGCCGCCGCGCAACACGGCCTGCTCGATCTTGGCGATGACCCGGAGGTGGTCCGGCGACCACGGCAGGTGGAACGTCAGCGGGAAATACTGCTCGCAGAAGAAACGGAAATCTGCCGCCGCCCTCTCCTTTCGCTCCGGGTTCACGACTTCCGGCAAATCGCCGATGTCCCGGCCGGCCAGGGACAGCGCGATGTTGCGGGCCCGGGCGCGGGCCTTGAGCGTCTCGTAGGGATCGCCCTCCGGCTCGGGCCTCGGCGTATGCCGCAGTTGCACGAGCCAGGCGACGTAGCGCACGAGGTCCACGTGCCGAGCGTCGCCGATCCGCAGCCCCGCCCGCACCCGGTGGCGGTGCAACTGCCGCTCGTTGAGGACCGCGCCCAGCGGGGTCGAGTTGAGCAGCCGGCACAGCTCGCTGGGTCGCAGTCGTCGTGGGTCAAGCGCCACGCCCCATCTCCCGCACCAGCCAGGCGGCGTAGTGGACCAGGTGGATCGTCCCGTCGGCGTTGGCCGGGGCACCGGCGGCGAGGTCCGCCTGGAGCATCGCCTCGGTGATCGGCCAGCCGGACGCGCGGGCCAGGAGCCGGGCCGCCTCGGCCACGGAAAGCGCCGCCGGGTTCAGGCCGCCGCCGGGCGTCGTGTTGCGCGCGTCCACCATCATCCCTCGCCCCGAAAAATCTCGCGAATTCCGCTGGAACCGCGCTTGCCTTCGTCCCGACGTCGAGGTAACTGACTCACGCGATGATGAACATGCGAACATCAGTTCCAGGAGGCCCGACCATGACCAACGCCACAACCCACACCCGACGCCTCGCCCCCGGCACCCTGGTGATCTCGGTCGCCGATGGCGAACCAGGGCGGATCATCCAGGTCTGCACCTTCCGCCGCAACGGGCTGGATGCCTACAGCTACGTCGTCGAAACCGCCGCGGGCCGCGAGATCTGGCACGCCGACGAGGTGGTCCTCCCGGTCGCGGACGAGGAATGAAAGCCGAAACCCGCTGCGGCGGGTCGCGGCGGGTGGTTCCCGCCGCCTGAGGATGGCAGCCACACCATCACAACCTCCAACGAGGAGACCCATCATGTCCACGAAGAAGAAGACCACACAGACCGAAGCCCCGAAGGCCAAGGCAACAAAAGCAGCCAAGACCACGTCCTCCGACGGTGGCGCCAAGCCGAAAAAGCTCAGCGCCCTGGACGCCGCCGCCCAGGTCCTGGCCGAAAACGGGCAGGCGATGACCTGCCAGGAGATGATCGAGGCGATGGCCGCCAAGGGCTACTGGACCAGCCCGGCCGGCAAAACGCCGCACGCCACGCTCTACGCCGCCATCCTCCGCGAGATCACGACCAAGGCCAAGGGGTCTCGATTCAGCAAGACCGACCGCGGCAAGTTCGCGCTGGCCCAGTGAAAGGAGCCAACGCCATGACGACCAACAACAACCACGGTGCGGCCGACGACTACGAACGGGTCCGCCCCGAATGGAGCTGCCCGCGCTGCGGCGAAGACGACATCGATCTTCTCGTTTGGATCGACGACGACCGGGTCTGCTGCGACCATTGCGGCACGACCTACAACCCCAACTGGCGGGAGAGCGATTCGCTCGGCGACTAGCCCGTTCCGACAACCCCCTCGCCTGTGAGACCCGCTGGCCGGGTCTCTTCTCGTTGGTCGCGTTCATCCGGGCACCTCCGAAGCGCCGTTGGCCAACACGGCCGTTGCGTTGGCCACGGTTGGGCTCGGGTCCGCCTCCGGCCAACCGGCCGCCACACGGGCCAACGTGGGCGTTCCTGTGGCCAACTCCGGGGCCAGATACCGCACCGGCTTGCCCAACTCCCGCGCGATGCGGATCTCCGCCTGCACGCCGACGCTCTCCTGCCAGCCAGGCAGCATCAGGACCAGCACCTCGTCGCACCGGGCCAGCAGGGCTCGGTCGAACCGGGACCAGAAAACCCAGCCGGTCGGCAGACCATACGCCACCAGCGGATGGCTGTGGACGATCGGCGAACAGACCGGCTGGCCCGCCAGCAAGAGCGCTGCGGCCGCCTGGCACGCGGCGCGATAGCGTTCCTCGCGGACGGCCGGGTCGGGATGCGAATAGGGCGACGCCAAGTAGATCATGCGGTGGCCTCCTCCGGCGCGGGAATCCGCTCGGCCTTTTTGCCGCTGAATTGCTCGAACCTTTGGACGATGACGTCGCAATAGAGCGGGTCCAGCTCCATCACGAACGCGCGCCGTCCCGTCTGCTCAGCGGCGATCAGCGTCGAGCCGCTGCCGCCGAACAGGTCCAGCACGTTCTCGCCGGGCCGGGATGAGTACTGCATGGCCCGCACCGCCAGCTCGACCGGCTTCTCGGTGTTGTGCGAAAGCCCAACGGCCGTCACAAAGGACGGATGCCCCTCCACGCTCAGGTTCCACACGTCGCCACGGTACTTCACCTGCTCGACGCGCTTGACCCGGCGCAGCGAGTACTCACGCCCGTCGTGCTCCAGCCGCAAGGGGCAGCCGCGCCGGGCAAGGCGGCCCAGCTCGTAGAAGTACAGGTAGTAGACGCGCCGCCGACTCCGGAACCTGCGCTGGCCGATGCCGCCCAGTTCCTCGGGCGGATCGTAGCTGTAGACGTTCGCCCGGTAGCCAACCGACTCCGCGAGCAGGCAGAGGTGCGCGGCCAAGTCCGCGGAGACGGTGCTTCCCTGCCAGTAGGTGCGGTCCTGCACCATGCAGCCGTCGCCAGAAAGCCAGCCCTGTAGGATCGCAACGCGCTTCGACCGGGGCAGGGCGAAACATGCGGGGGCCAACCGCTTGCCCTGCGCGAGACGGCCACCCAGGGCTTCGAATCGTTCGCCGGCCTCGCCGTCGAACGCCATCACCACCGTGCCGCTGGTCGGCTCCAGGCGGTAGTCGTTGTGGTCGTACTCGCGGGCCTGGGGCCACTTTGCCCAGATGCGCTCCATCAGGTCCTGGCGGCGTTTGTGGAGCGAAAAGGCCGGGTAGCGGCGGTCCCCGTGGCCGGCACGCTGTAAGTGGCCCTGGGCCAGGTAGAGCCCGAAGAGGAACCAATCCTCCTCGTCCAGCTCCGGGAACGGGTCGGCGTCGGACTCCGCCAGGAGGGGTGTCATGGTGTAATCGCCGACACGGATCTCGTCGGCACGCACCCAGCCGACGTCGCCGCCGATGATTCGCTGGCCACGTTTCGCAGGCCGCCAGACCAGAAATGGATGATTATCGGACGCCAGGGTGTCGGCATTGCCTCCCTTGGCGACGATGCGGTAGAGGTGCTCCGAGGTGTAGGAATGCACCGAGACGTGCTCGACCCGGTGAAAGGCGCCATCGCCTGCGAAGACGCGGTCGCCAATCTGAAGGGAGCGGATCGCCCGGAACCCCGCTTCGGTCAAGACGAGCGCGTCGGGGTGCAGGCAGAGATGGACCATGTTTTGCGGATTGACCTTCTTGACGTGCCACAGGTCGGTCGCGTTGTTCGGCCCGAAGAACTGGTGGGCAGCGCCTTCTTTCCAGCCGTAGAACGCGAGCTCAAAGCAGCCCATGAAGTCCTTGCGCGTCAACACCGGATGCTGCTTGTCCCAAACGATGCCTTGGGAAAAGTAAAGCCCGTGCGCCTTGAGTACCGGCGGGTAGTTGCCGAGGTTCGCATAGCCGCCCCAGATGTAGAAACTGCGACCAGGCAGCAACACGCGAGCCAGGTTGCCGAACCAGGCGTGCAGCATCTGGTCGAACGCCTCATCCGAGACGAAGTCGTTGGCCAACGGCCGGTCCTTGGGCCGGAGCTTTTTATGCGTTGGCCTCGCTTTGCTGGCGTCGCGAGCCAGGTCGAAGCCCTGGTGGTGCAGGCCGCGGGCATCGACAACGTCAATGACCTCCGCCTTGCTGGCGGGGAAAGACGACAACCCAGCGGCGATGGCGTTGTTGGAACGCGGCTCGACCTTCACGTTGTAGGGCGGGTCGGTGTTCACCAGGTGGATCGGCGCGCCCTTAAGCAGCCGGTCCACATCCTCGGGCTTGCCGCTGTCGCCGCAGAGCAGGCGGTGGTCGCCCAGCAGCCAGAGATCGCCTGGCCGCGTGGTCGCCTCGTCAGGCGGGGCTGGCACTTCGTCGGGATCGCACAGGCCGTCCTTGACGCCGGGGTCGAGCAGCCTGGCCAGTTCGTCCGGGTCGAAGCCGAGCAGGCCGAGGTCGTAATTGCAGGCTTGCAATTCGCTCAGCTCGATCGGCAACAGGTCATAGTTCCAGTCCGACAGTTCGTTGGTCTTGTTGTCGGCGATGCGGTAGGCTTTGATCTGCTCCGGCGTCAGGTCCGTGGCGACATGGACCGGCACTTTCTCCAGACCGAGCTGGAGCGCGGCCTTGTAGCGGGTGTGGCCCACGACGATGACGCCCTCGGGATCGACCACGATCGGCTGACGGAAGCCGAACTCGCGGATCGAGGCCGCCACGGCGTCGACGGCATCGTTGTTGTGGCGCGGGTTGTTCTCGTAGGGCCGGATGTCAGTCAGCTTGCGGAGTTCGATCTTCACGACCAGCGTCTCCCTTCACGCATTCGGACAAGCAAAACAAACTGTACGGTGCTTGGCGGCTGTTCCCGCCGCGGGGCCGGGCCGCAGAACGGGCGGGAAGTACCTACCCGACGACTTCTTGACCTTTTGCTCCCCCTCCCTCGCGTATGCGCGCGGGCGGGCCGGATTCGCCCGCGAGGGATAGGGGGTGCAAGAAGTCAAGAAGGGAGGGGAGCGGCTGAATGTCCTTGTCTCTTCGCATGTTTCGACCTCCACCTTCTTGCCGACCTTTTGACTTCTTGCTCCCCGCCCCACCCTTCTTGCACGCGCAAGAAGCCCTCTTGCGAGCCGCCCCGGTCAAGAGGCCCCCAGCAGCCGGTAGAGCTTGCTGGGGCGTCCCGCCGTGCGGACCTCCGTGTACTCGATCAGCCGCTGGTTCAAGAGCGTGGTGCGGACCTCCTCGTGCTCGCGCTCGCTCCAGGGGTGCTTGCGGTTGATCTGCCAGAAGGGCATCCAGGCGTCGCCGTGCTTCTCCTGCCACTTGCGCAGCGTCACCACCAGCTTCTTGCAGCGGGCGTCGAACTCGTTCTCGCTGACGTACTCGCCGGCCATGAAGAGCATGCGGCGGGTCTGGTGCTCGACGAAGGCGCACGCCCAGCGGGCCGCGTCCGCGTCGATCCGCGGGTCGAGGTGGTTGGCGCTGCAGGCGTAGACCAGCGCCAGCCGGCGGGCCTTCTCGTTGGCCCGCGCCCAAATCGCCATGCCCACCGGGTCGCCCTTGTCCTCGGCCAGCGAGTACTGGTCGTCGGCCCGTTGGCGAAATGCCCGCAAGACGTCGGCGGCCTCGGGCGTGGCCTCGACGACCTTGGGGATGGGGTGCCAGTCCGCCAGGTTGCCACGCTTCTCCCCCGGACAGAAGTCCGCCCACCATCGCGCCGTCGCCAGGACCGGCGCCGGCAGGTCGCGGACGACCGCGTCCTGGCCCCGGCCGCGCTTGCCCGTCTCGAGGATGAGCATGCGGGCGAAGAAGCCGTTAGTGAGCATCTTCAGCGACAGCGCCTCGTAGTAGTGCTTGGGGATGGCGGTGCCGAAGATGCACAGGCACGGCTGGTCGATGACGCCCGGCTCCTTGCCCGCCTTGACCCGCATCGGGTAGAGCGCGCTGGCGCTGGTGTACATCTTGAGCAGCACGTTCATGATCCCCTCGTGCCGCGCGTCCTTGCCGAGGTTGATCTTGGTCATCAGGCCGTCGATCTCGTCAGTCTGGAACAGCACGGACGGGTGCAGGAACAGCCGGTCCTCGATCCCCTCGCCGCTGGCGAAGGTGTCGCCCAGGCTTTCGGTCAGTCCGGCCTCCAGCAGCACCTTCTGGTTGACCTTGCGCGGGTAGTCCTTGCCCGCCCCGGAGTTGGCCAGGCCGAGGACGTAGAGGTTGGTGCGGTTATCGGCGGCGTCGCGGACCTTGCGGCCGGCGAGCAGCGCCTGCAGCGACAGCGCCCCGCAGAAGGCGAGCGCCCGCTCCGGGTAGGGCGCGGTCTGGAGCGTGTACGTCATCACCTCGCCGATGAAGCCGGGGACGCAAAGCAGCTCGTCGGGGATCGGGCCGGGGTCCGGGTTGTCGGGGGCCTCGTCGCCCGGCCCCTCAGCGTACATCTGGTCCCAGTGGTTCTCGGCCAGCGCGACCGCGACCTGGTCCGGCTCGTAGCGGGCGACGCTCGACGCGATCCGCTCGACCTCGCGCGGCGGCAGCGGCGGGGCACAGCGGTCGGCGTTGACGCGGAGGAGCGCCGCCGCCATCTCGGCCTGGGACATCCCCACCCGCCGCATCGCCCCCGCCAGGCGCGCCAGGGTCGCGTTCCGTTGCCCCTTGGGGATTTGGTTCGCCTCGGGCGGACCGGCCGCGACGTGGGCCGACGTGGGCGTTCCGTTGGCCAACCCGTCGAGTTCCTGGGCCAACCACGGCGGCGGTTCGGGGAGGCGGTCGGGCGGGTCGTCCAGCTCCAGACCCGGTGCCCAGCGGTAGGCCTTCCCTCCCTCGATCACGGACGGCGGGGCCACGATGTAGCCGCCGTCGGCGCGGGTATCGACCTTCGGGGCGAGCCGCCCTTCGGTGCAGCGCCAGCCCTTGCCCGCCGGCTGGCGGAACACGCGGTGGCTACCGCCGCGCGGCGTGATGGCCATCGGCCCCGCCGCCAGGTCGAACATCCGCTCGGGGTTGCCGCCGGGCCAGGAGTTGGCGTCGCCGTCGATGTCGATGATGACCAGCCCCTCCGTGGCGACGGCGACGTTGGCGCTGGGGTGCTGCGTCCACCAGCGCTCGATCTGGTCGGGGTCGATGGTCGCGTCGTGGAAGCCGTGCTCGGTGAGCGGGACCTTCGTGCCGGGCGCGCAGGGGAACACCCGGTAGCCCAGCTCGGCATAGCGGAGAGCGGCGGTCAGCAGCTCGTTCGGCGTCACCACGGAATCTCCTCCTCCGCGGTGACCGCGTTGTACCCGAACGGGAAGTCGAGCGCGTTCTCAGGCAGATCGCCGAGGGCATCATCGGCCAGATGCTCGCCCTCCAGCGGCGGAGGGATGTCGCCGAGTTCATAGCCGATGACTCGGTCGTAGTCCTCGCCGGTGACACTGCGGACGGTGATCTCCCGCGTGGGGGCCAGGCGTCCCGCCTGCGCCAGGGCAACCGCTTCCTCGGCAGTATCCGGGACTGGATCGGGCGAGCGCCGCTTCCACCAGGCGACTGCCTTGTGCCGGGCATAGCCGGTGTGCTCGAAGCAGACCCACTCGGACTTGAAGTCGTGGAAGCCGACCTTGTAGTCCACGCGCATCGACTTCGGGGCGTCGTCGCCCGCGCCGCGCTTGCGGTGGACGCTGTAGAACACGTCCCGCACGGGGTACTTCTTGGTCGTCACCTGCCCGGAGAGGATGCCGGCCTCGCTCGCCTTGGCGTCGTGCTTCTGTCGCTCCGGCGGCGGGAACTCGTAGCCGCAGTCGGGGCAGCGGGCGTAGCCGGCGGCGATGACCGAATTGCACTCGGGGCACTCCTTGGCCGGGGCCGGCCCGCCGCCGGCGTCGCGCTCCCTGACCTTGATCTGGTCCACGGGGCCGTGCCGCAGCACGTTGCCGCCGAAGTCGAGCACCAGGCAGTTGGCCTTGCTTGGGTGCAGGCGGAAGCCGCGGCCGACCATCTGGTAGTACAGCCCGGCCGACAGCGTCGGGCGCAGCAGCGCCACGCAGTCGATATTCGGCGCATCGAAGCCGGTGGTCAGCACGTTGACGTTGCACAGGTACTTGAGCACGCCGGCCTTAAACCGGGCCAGGGTCGCGTCCCGCTCGTCGAGCGCCGTGTCGCCGGTGACGAAGCCGCAGTCAATGCCGTACTTCGCCTTCAGCACCGAGACGATGTGCTCGCCGTGCTTGACCCCGCTGGCGAAGATCAGCACCGCATTGCGGCTGCGGGTCTGCTCGACGATCTCGTCGCAGGCGGCCTCGACCAGCGCGTCGTTGTCCATCAGGTCCTCGACCTCGCCGGCGATGTACTCGCCGCCCCGGACGTGCAGCCCGCTGGTGTCGGCCTTCGCCTTGCCCGCCTTGGTGACCAGCGGGCAGAGGTATCCGCCCACGATCAGCTCGCGGACGCCGACCTCGTAGCAGACGTGGTTGAGGAAGCCGTCCGGCGTGCAGATCGACCCGGTCTTGAGGCGGAACGGCGTCGCCGTGAAGCCGATGATCCGCAGGTTGGGGTTGATGGTGCGGGCGTCGGCCAGGAATTGGCGGTACATGCCGTCACCTTCGGGCGGGATCATGTGCGCCTCGTCGATGACGACGAGGTCGAACGCCTCCAGTTCGCAGGCCCGCTTGTAGACCGACTGGATGCCGGCAATGATCACCGGGTGCGCGGTGTCGCGGCGCTTGAGGCCCGCCGAGTAGACGCCGAAGCGGACCTCGGGGCAGACCGCGTTGAGCTTGTCGGCCGCCTGCTCCAGCAGCTCCTTGACGTGGGCCAGGATCAGCACGCGGCCCTGCCACAGGCCCACGGCGTCCTTGCAGACCGACGCAATGACGGGCGTCTTGCCGCCAGCGGTGGGGATCACCACGCACGGGTTGTCGTCCCGCACGCGCAGGTGGTCGTACAGCGCGGCCTTGGCCGCCTCCTGGTAGGGTCGCAAGAGCAGCATCAGACGCACCGGACGCGGACCACGGTTTTCCCGCCCTCGACGGGGTCGCACTTGACGATGGCGAGCCGGACGACTTGGCTATCGTCACCGTAGACGCCCCCGTGCTGGAGGGCGTCGAGGAGGGCCTTCTGCACGTTATCGATGTCGCGCCGCCGGCGGTCGGGCGGGTAGACATCGACCTCCACCGCCAGCGGTCCGCTCAGCGGGTTGACGCGCCGGGCCGCGAGGATCGCCAGCACGCGCTGGCGGAAGCGGCGGCCCTCGCGGCTGATCAGGGTGCGGAACCCCACCCGCCGCCAGTAGTGGTTGATCGACGGCGGGTAGGGCAGCTCGGCCTCGAACATCAGTTGCGCCTCCACGGCGGCGTGCTGTTGGCGGACGGCTGCGTGCCTGCCGTCCCGGGCTGCAGGGCTTCCTTCTTCGTGTAGCCCTTGATTTCGTTGGTGATCTCGCCGGTGTCGTCGCGCTTCTTGCACTTCACGGAGATGACCAGGGGCAGGTTGTGCAGCTCGACCGAGTCGTTGGGGGCCAGCACGCCCACGGCCCGGCAGATGGCGGACAACTCGGCGCGGGCGATCTGCACCGCCGTCGCGTTCGGGTTGTCGAGGTTGAGCCGCGCCCACAGGTAGCGGTTCTTGTACGGCCCCTCGACGATCTGGAAGGTGAGCTGGAGGAAGTGGCCCGTGTTGGCCTTGTTCGGCTTCATCTCCGACTCGGTGATGACGGCCAGGTACTTGCCGGCGGGGATCGGGTCGAAGTCGCTGGTCGGTTCGACATGGTTGGCGTCGAAGCCACGGAGGTCAGCCATGTTCGTTCGCTCCTTGGGTGGGTTGGTGGTTGGAAAGGGCCGCGACGAAGGCAGCCCACGACAGGGGCAGGTCCTCGGTCAGCCCGTAACGGTTCTTGGCGATGCACGAGGGGCCGCCGACGGTCCGCAGCACGCGCTCGCCGCCGTCCTTGCCCAGCGCGTGGGCGATGGTGCGCTTGCGGCCGAATCCGGCGTCCTCCGTCTGCGTGCGGACCTTCCGCGTGGCGAACAGCACCGCGTCGCACCACTCGCTGACCAGCGCGCTGGCGTGCTTGTGCAGGCGCGGCGAGTAGCGGTCGTAGGGCGACGACTCCGGGTCCTCGAACTTCTCGACCTTGGCGTGCGCGATCAGCACGACGACCATGCCGCGCGTGTTGCGGAGCGCGTTGAGGTGCTCGACGACCTCGCGCCAGTAGGTCAGGGCGTGCGTGTAGCCCTTGGCGTAGCCGCCGTCGGCCTTCTCGATGCTCTTGGCCCCGGACTCCTGGCAGACCTTGTCCCAGATCATCCGCTCCAGCCAGTCGAGGCTGTCGATGACGACCGTCTCGTACTCGTGCGGCTCGGCCCGCAGCCCGGCCAGCGCGGCTAGGACCTCGTCGTAGGTGGTCGCCAGGGGGAACTTGTCGCAGTCGATCTCGTCCAGGCCGTCCTCGGTCTGGACGAAGACCGGCCTGGGCGCGCCGGCCGCGAAGGTGGACTTGCCGATCCCCTCGGTGCCGTAGACGAGCAGTCGCGGCGGCTTCGGGGTGCGGCCCCGCTGGACGCGGGCCAAGAGGCTCATGCGTGGACCTCCTCGGGTTGGTGGTTGGTCTTGTCGGTGACGCGCTCGACGCGGAAACCGTCCGCGCCGAACTCGCGGCGGATGAAGCCGACGAACAGCCGGTTGCAGTCCCGGCCGACCGGCGTGCCCGCGTCGATGACGCAGGCACGCCGGTCGCGGTCCAAGAGATGGGCCGCGTCGAGGCGGACCTGGGCTTCGCCGTGCAGGCTCTCCGTGCCCCAGATGGCCAACAGCAGCGTGGCCTCGACCTCCTCGAGCGGGACGTGCGGCGGGAAGGAGTAGCGGTAGAGTTCCTTGGTCATGTCGCGCCTCTTCCGAATGACGGGCCTCTACCCGTAGACCTACCCGGTCCGCAGGCGGGTTGACGCAGGGCTCAGAGATAATCCCGTAGCCCCGCGCCCTCGAAGGCGCGGCGGACGTGTTCCATTCGCCGCAGCAGCGTCGTGCGCGGCAGGCCCAGGTCGCGGGCTACCTGGGAGACGGAGTCGTGCTTGAGCCGCTCGGCCACGTCCCGGAGGTCCGCCGGCAGGTCGGCCAGCACGTCGGCCACGTCGCCGGCGAGCTGCGCCCGCTCCTCGTCGCTGCGGGGGTCGCGGCCGAGCCGGGCGTCCTGCTCGCGCCGGCCGACCGTTTCGGCCAGCTCGACCGGGCCGTTGTCGCCGGTCTCGATCAGGACGTGCAGCGACGTGGCCCGCCGGTGGTCGCGCTTTTCCGCCCGCTTGTCGCGGAGGAGGCTGGCGGCGTACCGCTCGACCACGGTGGTGACGAAGACGTGCCAGTGGGCCTCGCCGGGGTCGAAGGCCGACAGCTGCTTGAGCAGCTTGAGGGCGAGTTCCTGCTCGATGTCGTCCCGGTCACTCCGGGTGAAGCCGGCCCGGCCCACGAGCTGCCGGGCCTTGCGGCGGATCAGGCGCGCCGCGAAGGCATCGAGCTGTTTCGGACTCGCCGAACTGTGAGGATGGGGTTGGGGAGTTGGAGATTGCCTCGTGTCTGGTTTCATGACCCTTTGCCCGAACGGGTGGTTGATCCCGCCGTGCCCGTTGCACAGCGACCACCCGCCGGCCGGGTTGCATGACCGGCGCGCGAAAAAACGGCGGCGCAACTGAAGTCGTTGCGCCGCCGTTCGATCAGGTCACGAATTCCCGAGTTGCAGTTGCACGAAACCGGTGCAACTGCAACCCGCTACCCCGTCTTCTGCCCGCGCGGCCTCCCCTTCCAGCGCATGATCTGGTCCAGGTCCAGGGCCGTCTCCCAGTACAGGCGCAGCTCGCGCGCCGACTCGTCGGCCAGGCAGCGGCTGACGTCGGCCTTCGTCAGCCCGGTGCGCTTCGCCAGGTCCTTCTGGCTCGGCCGGGGGAGCAGCTCCGGGGTGCCCGTCCGTTCCTTGGTCGCGTAAGCGTAGTCCCTGGCCGCCAAGAGGTGTTCCGCCATCTCACGGACCAGCGCCTCGATCTTGCCGGCCCGCTCGGCCCGCTTGCGGGGCGGCCGCTTCGCCTTGACCCCGTCGGTCAGCCCCGAGTCGGTCAGCCGGCTTTCGACGTAGGCCATGTCGAAGGAAAGCGCGGCCGGCCCGAAGGTGACCACGGACTCCAGGGCGATGGCCAGGTTCGTGGTCGCGCTGCCCCAGCGCCGGACGCTCGCTTCCGTGGGCAAGAAGAGCAGGGCCTTGGGCCGGCGGGACATCTCGGCGGTGAGGGCGGGGCGGCTATCCTCGTAGACGTGCCGGGCGAAGTAGACCTCGCGCGGGCGCTGCCCCCAGGTCGCCTTGCCCACGCGCCAGAGGTGCCCGGTCACGGCCTCGGCGGGCGGCCCGCGGACGCCCGCGGCGTCGGACACGGCGGCGAGGAGTGCCGGTACGTCCACGGCCCACCGCTTCAGGCGGTCGAGCGGGACCTCGACGGCCCCGCACTCCGGGCAGGGGATGTAGGCGTGCCGCCGCCCCGTCCGGCTGCTGGTGACGAACTCGACGCGGCCGACGTAACCGCGCCCGCAGTCCCAGCACGGCGCGGACGTGGCCGGCGTCGTCTCGCGCAACAGCCCGAGGCCGACCAGCCGTTCCAGTGCGGGGCCGAGGTGCTTGTGGGCCTCCTCCGCGAAGAACACCGGCGGCTCGTCATCCAGCCGCTGCAACATCAGGGGCAACGGATCGGACACCATCGATGTTCCACCGTTTGAGGTACTTCTGGGCCAGCTCGATCCGCTCGGGCCGCTGGTTCCGCAGGCTGCAGCTGCTCGGGTACGCCACGTCGAACGTCAGTGTGCCCGGCTTGCGGCCGTCGAGCGGCAGGAACTCGAAGCAGAAGGTGACCATCGTGACGTTGACCGACGACAGCGGCACGCGCTCCTTGTTGAGGACCTCGTCCAGCATGTCGTAGACGTCGTCCGGGCCGGCGTCGGGGTCGGCCTCCAGGACCATGCGCCGGTGGCTGTTCTTGAACGACAGCCGCAGCCGGCGGACGCGCGCCCGCACGCAGTCCTCGGGGTCCGTGGCCAGGGAGAAGGTCCGGTGCTTGAGCCCGTTCAGGTCGTAGGCCGCGTCGGGGTTCCAGTCCTCCAGCTCGACGCCCAGGACGATCTGGGCGAACAGCTCTTCCAGCCGCGGCTTGATCTTGGGCGGCACCTTGGCGAACAGCTCCAGCGTGCCCTCGGCGCGGTTGTAGGCGAAGACGATGGCGAACGTCTGGCGGAAGGTCCGCGGCGCGAGCTTGCCGTCCTGGTCGTGGGCGGTGACGTTCTGGACGAAGTCGTCGGGGTGGGCGAAGAAGTAGTCCGTCCCGCGGCGGGTGAGGGTTTCCACCGTGCAGACCTTGCCCCGCCCCTGCTCACACAGCAGCAGGTCGGACAGGCCCTTTTCGAGCTGCTTGAGGGTCGCCGGCGACTTGTCCGGCTCGACCTGTGGCAGGTCCTTGCGCTTGCGCCACCAGGCCAGGTGCTCGACCTGGTGGATCAGGATCGCCCGGTTGACGATCTCAGTGCGGTTCAACCACGCCCACATCGCCTTGTGGTAGGGGCCGCCATCTTGCGGCATGGCGGCCGGCAGGTCGGGGTCGCCGGCCAAGACGCCGGCCTCGATGATGGCGCCGATCCCCGTCTCGCAGGCCAGATCGAAGACGTTGTGCAGCGCCCCCTCGACGTTGTCGAACTGAGCCGGCGTCAGCGCGTTCAGCGCCTGCACGATCGGCTCGATCTCGCGCTCGCCCAGCCCCTCCCACGCGATGCCGAGGTCGCCGTGCCCGAGCCGCTGGAAGAATTCCTTCAGCAGGCAGTTGGGAACCATCCTCAACACAGTCGGAATCGAAAACGCACGCGACATGCCGCTTCGCCCCCTTTCCGTCACCGCCGGACGACACATCGGTGCCGCCGTCGGCCGGGTTCGTGGCGAAGCACCTTCGTTCGGACGAGACTTTCCGTTCCTATGAACGGCGGTATAGTAACATGTTGGGCGGTGCCGAGACAACTTCAGAGTCGGCTTACAAGAGGATCGGAACCTCAGCAAGGTCAGATTTACTAGTGGGTTGCGGCCTGTACGGGCTGTGCGGCCTGCGCCATTAATTCTTGCCACATCCGCCGCTGTTTTCCCCAATCCAGCGCAGCTGCAATCGGTTGCAGCTGGCGCAGGTGAATCGGGTCACGGCCCCGGACGGTCCGGGGCAGGAACAAGATCGCCTCTTGGATGTCGGGGGCCAGGTAGACCAGGTTCATGATCTGGCTCACCCGCGCCCGGGTGACGTGCCCGAGGCGGGCCAGCTCGGTGTAGTGGGCGATCTCCCCGGCGCGGAGGAGGCTGTCGAACCGGATGGCCAGCGCCATCAGCCGGGCGATCCGCGGCACCCGGCCCGGCGTGGCCGGGCGCGGCGGCTCCCCGCCCGGCCGCAGCTCCTTGCGGCTGCCTCGGCCACGCCGGTAGAAGTGGACGTCACACTCGACGGTCAGCGTCTCGGTCATGCGATCTTCTCCCTCCCGCCCTGGTCCGCCAGCTCATCGGCCAGGGTCTTGATGCCCGCCGGCTGGAACGTGATCGACACCTTCCCCCTGGCCCCGTCGTAGTCCACCCGCTCGACGAGCAGCTGCACCACGCGGGCCTGCTCGGCGGGCGTGAGCGACTCCCACACCGGGTCGAAGACCGACAGCGCCAGGGCGACCTCGTCATCGTCGATCCGCCGCCGGCGGATGGCGGCCGCCTCCTCCCGCACCCGCCCGGTCCGGTCCTCGGCCAGGCGGATGCGCTCCTGCAGGTCCGCCAGGCGGGCGATGGTCGGGTCGTCCACGGGGTTCGGCGGGATCTTCTGCAGCTCGGCGTGCCAGCGGGCCAGTTCGCGGTCCAGCCCGCGCCGCTCGGCCTCCAGCTCCGCCAGGCGGGCCTCGTCCTGAGCGCGGGCCTGGGTGATGGTCGCCTGCAGCAGGTCGGGGTCCTTGCCGATGCAGCGGATCTGCTCGACGACGAGCTGCTCGATCTGGGCAGCGGGAATGGACTTGGACGGGCAGGTGTTCCAGCCACGCTTCTGGGCCGAGGAGCAGACGTAGTAGCGGTAACGCTTGTTGCCGTCCTTGGTCGTGTGGGTCGGCGTCATGGCACAGCCGCAGGGGACGCAGCGCAAGAGGCCCTTGAGCAGCGCCCCGAACTTGTTCCGCACCGGCGCGCCGCGGGTCCGGCCGTTGCGGTGCAGCAGTGCCTGGACGCGGGCGAAGACGGCCGGGTCCACGATGGCAGGGTGCTCGCCGTTGTGGACCTCGTGCTTGTACCTGATCTTGCCGACGTAGGCGACGTTGGTCAGCAGGCGGTGCAGGTTCGTGCGGGTGAACGGCTTGCCGCCGCGCTCACGGCCCTTGCGGGTCTGCCAGCGCTTGTTCCGCCAGCCCCGCCGCTCCAGCTCTTGCACCACGGGCAGCAGCGACTCGTGCTCCAGGTAGAGGGCGAAGATGGCCCGCACGCGCTCGGCCTCGGCCTCGTTGACGACCAGCCGGAAGCCGCGCGGGTCCACGTCGTAGCCGAGGAGCGGGTGCCCTCCGGCCCACTTCCCCTTGCGGCGCGTGGCGGCGATCTTGTCGCGGGTGCGCTCGGAGATGATCTCGCGCTCGAACTGGGCGAAGGACAACAGCACGTTCAGCACCAGCCGCCCCATCGAGGTCGCGGTGTTGAACTGCTGGGTGACCGACACGAAGGAGACGTGGTACTTCTCGAACGTCTCCATCATCCTGGCGAAGTCGAGCAGGCTGCGGCTGAGGCGGTCCACCTTGTAGACCACCACGCAGTCGATCCGGCCGGCCTCGATGTCGGCCAGCAGGCGCTGGAGCGCGGGCCGCTCCATGTTGCCGCCGGTGAAGCCGCCGTCGTCGTAGCGGTCCGGCAGTAGCGTCCAGCCCTCACCGGCCTGGCTCCTGACGAACGCATCGCCGGCCTCGCGCTGGGCGTCCAGCGAGTTGAACTCCTGCTCCAGCCCCTCGTCGGTGGACTTGCGGGTGTAGACCGCGCAGCGGACGACGGGCAGGGTCGCCCGGGGTTGTGCCTTCTTCATCGGTCGTCTCCTTTCCCGCCCAGGCGGAAGAAGAAGTAGCCGTTGCAGTGCGACCCGGTGATCGCCTTGGCGACGGCGCTCAGGGAGCGATAGACCTGGCCTTCGTACTCGAAGCCGTTGGGCAGGACCTTTACCTGCACCGTCTCGCCCCGGTACTCGCGGGTAATCAGCGTGCCCGGCGGCGGCAGGCGGTCGTCGGGCTTGAAGGGCAGGACCTTGGTCGCCGCCGGCTCGGCCGCAGCGACCGGGAGTGCCTTGGGCGGGTTCATCCGCAGGTCAGCGTCATTGGCCAGCTCGGCGGCGCGCTGGCGGGCGCGTTCGGACAGGTCGCCCTCGGCCAGCGCCTGCAGCCGCCAGGCGATCCGGCGGACCAGCCACGTCTGGTTGTGGGCCGGCGTCTCCTCGCCGAAGACTTCGGCGTACTTGTCCCGCAGCTCCTTGACGGTCATCCGTCCGAGGGCGGCGAGTTCTTTCATCACGTTCAGGCTCATCGATGTCCTCCGTCTCGGGGTTCTCGGCGGGCGTCAACCGTTCTGGACACTGAGCACGGTTTCGCCGTGAACCTCAAGGCAATCTCGCTCGGTTTTCGCCGGATTTTCCGGGCCGGGATGCTCGGCCAGGCCGGCGACCCGCGCGGGGTGGGCGCGGAGGCGCAGCACGCCCGCGGCGAGGAGGCGGGCGACCTCGCGGAGGCGTTCTTGGGGGGTGAGGGACAAGGGATCGTCGCACAGTCGCAT